CATCATTTCCATCCCGGCGTGATGGCCGATCACTCCGTGCAGCGGCAGGATCGCCACCTGGCCCGCGCTGCGCGCGAGGGGACGGGTGTTCTGGCCGATGCCTCTGGCGGCCAGTTCCTCCGCTGAGAAGGTGGCGCCGGCGGCGCGCAGCTCGAGGAACTCGACGATCGCCTCGAGCTTCTCCGGGACGATGGCCCACACGGCCGAGTCGACCGCGCGCAGGATGTTGGGAATCGCAGTACGCATGGTCAGGCCGCCTGCCGTTCGATGATGGAGAGAGCGAGTCGGAGCGCACGGACCTGGCGCTGGCGGACCACGGATGCCGAGTTCTCGTCGTCGCCCTTGGGGCCAGCGTCACGCGGGTCGCTGTCGGTCGGCTGCGGCGCGGCGCGCGGCGCAGGGGGTGCCCCGGAGACGTCGATGCCGATCGACTCGGCGTATTCGAGTTCGTCCGCGATTTCGTCGACAACCTCCTCGAAGTCGCGGCCCTGTTCGGCGGCGAGGCGCGTGCGGCTGTCGAGCCCCAGCGCGATCGCCAGCGCGGCCGCGGTGAGGTCGTTGACCGGATCCACCCACTTCCACCCACGCGGCCGCCACTCGACGGCGTGGTAGTTCGACGCAATGCGCGAGGCGAGGCGGACGGCCCCGGAGAGGAGCGCCATCCCGATCCAGTCGCGGTAGATCACGCGGTGCACGTGCACCCCGAGCCACCGCTGTAGCATGCGGAAGTGGTCACGCTCGGAGAGCAGCCCGGCGCGGATCGACGAGTAGTTGACCGCCTCGAGGTCGCCGGTCAGCGTCGTGTACGCCATGCCGAGCCCGCGCGCGATCGCGCGCAGCACGGTCTTCGTGAACTCCTTGAACGCCGTCGACGGGTGCGTCGGGTTGAACTCGGCGAACTCCTGCCCGGGGAGCAACTCCTCGATCAGTCCCGGCGCGACGTCCATCGTGCGCGTCGTGCGGCCTTCCGCCAGCGGATCGAAGGCCGCGATGGCGTCCGCCTGCTTGTTGAGGATGAACCCCATCTTGCCGGCGTTCACCCGCGAGGCCGCGAGCTCGTTGAACTCGTAGCCGTCGAGGTAGTGCAGGTTCAGCATCACCGGCGCGAACCACGTGACCCCGCGCACCTGGTTGGCCCGGTAGCGGATGAACTTGTGGATCACCTCGTCGGCGGGGAGCCGGTCGTGCCGGTCCGTCGTGTTGCGCGAGGCGCCGGGGATGGCGCGCCCGAAGTCGCCCGGGTAGTCGCGGCGCACCCAGTACGCGACCGGGCGGCCCCACCGGTTGATCTCGATCCCGAGCCGGATCTCGTTCTGCCCGTCCTTCGCCGGCCGGTTCAGCGTCTCGTCGACGAGGTCCGCGTCGATGATCTGCAGCGAGAAGCCGAACGGGTTGTCGAAGTACCGGAGCTTGCGGATGAACACCTCGCCGTCGATGGCGATGGTGCGGATCACGCTACGCTGGAAGTCGGTCCAGCTCTCATACCCGTCGGCGGTCGCGTGCTCGGGCATCCCCCACTCGCGCCAGCCCGCCTCGATCGCGTCGTTCGTCTTCTTGTCGAGCCGCCCGCCGGCTGACTTCACCTTCGCCTGCAGCAGGATCCCGTCGGGGCCGATGACGTTGTTCGCGAGCTCGTTGACGAACCCGGTCGCATGTGCGTTGTCGCGCACGAGCTGGCGGGCGCGAGCCCGGAGCGTCACGAGCGCCCACTGGATCTCCTGCGTCGGCGACTGGTTGTACGGCGACCAGTCCTCGGTGAGTCGCCCCATCTGCGCGCCGGAGAACGCGTGCATCGCGCGCCCGCGCCGGCGCGGCTCCCGGTCCATCGACTCGACGGCGGCGAGGAGCGGGTTACCCACGGCGCGCCTCCGGCTTCCTGGTCAGGGCATACAGCCCGCGCCGCGCGATCGTGTAGAGCAGCTCCCACCCGCAGGCCGAGACGAGGAGCAGGCCGCCGGAGAACAGCCAGGCGAGCGGCGAGGTGAGCGCCACGATGCCGGCGGTGATCAGCGCCCAGCCCCCAACCAGCCCGCACGCGGTGAGGAGCTCCGCCCGCCAGTCGGCGAGCCACCCTGCCATCGACGCAGCACGCCGGCTGGCGCGCCGCCAGCCGGTCCGCAGGGCCGCCCGCACGCGTTCACCCCGCGACAAAGCGCACCGCCCGTGTCGGTCCGGACTTGCCGGGGTTCTGGTAGCGCCAGAGCTTCGCCTTCCAGATGCCGAGGTGCACGGCGAGCCGGTCGTACGGGATCAGCTGCGCCTGGCGCCCAGCCTGTCCGTAGCTCTCGAGGTCCACCTCGAGCCGGCCCGAGAGGCGCGCCTCGATCGCGGCCACCATCTGCTCGGCGAGCAGCTGCTGCGACGAGCCGTCCGCGCCCGCCGGGTTCGCGGTCAGGACGAGCACCCCGCTGTCGACGCGGTACCGCTCGAGCGAGGCGCCCTCTCCCCGCGTCGCATAGGCGACCCACGGGTACGTCCCGGCGGCGAGGCTCTCGGTCGTCACTGCGGCGAGGGTGACGAGGTAGCTCGCGTCGCTCTCGGCCTCCGCGCTGGCGGTGAACGCCGCGGCCCCGGCGAAGTGGTACGCCAGATTCCACCCTTCGCTCGCCGGAAAGTCACTAACGCTCCGCCGCCAGACCGCGGTTTCACCCGTGGTCAGCGTCGTCGGTTCGCAAGCGAGAACAGGAGGGGCCAATCGGGTCCCGGAAACGCGAACGGCACCCACGCCCAGGGGAGGGCGGAGGTGCCGGTTGCGCGGCGGTTGGGTTGTGCACAGTGAGGGTGGAAACGATGACACCCCGTTCGGCGCGCGCAGACGTGGTGCGCTCCGTTCGGGGTGTGTAGCTCGCCGCTACCCGCTGTGTTGTGCCGTACAGTTTACGTCTTCATCCGGGAGACGCGCAAGCGGGAAGATCGTCACCGCGTGGTACTTCATCGCCGGAACCCATTCATCCATCCGCCGCCGCCCCGCTGGCGGCGGTCCTGCCGCGGCGGAGGAGTCGGCGCCTCCCCGTTCGCAACCTGTTCCTCTGCTGCGGCGCGCGCAGCACCCTCCACCTGGAGCGCCTTCGCGCGCTCCCCGAGCTTCTCCCCCACGGTCATGCCCATCGACCGGAGTGCTGCGAGGTTGAGGACATAGAGGTCAATCGCCTCGTTGCGCTTCTTCGCTGGGTTCACGTACCGCGCCTTCGGGCGGCCCTTCACCCACTCGACCATACGCTTCTCCGCGCCGAACTGCAGGAAGTATGCGTCATCGGCGCCCGTCTGCTCCTCGGTGCCGAAGTGGAGATACCCCTTCCCAGGTACCACGCGGCGCAGCCGCGCGAAGAGCGTGTCCTTGAACGACGTCGGGTTGATGGTGAACAGCTTCACCCCGAGGCGGTTCGCCTTCTGCGCACGCGCGAGCGGCTGCTTCGCATCGTCGACGCCCTTCGAGGCGAACACTCGGCGCGGCTCACGCGGTTTCACGAACCGATAGACCTGATCGGAGAGGTAGCCGGAGTCGATCATCGTGGTATGGATACGGATGTCGAGCCCCGCCTCGTGGCGCCATGGTCGGTTCAGGAGCTGCTCGAGCCGCTCCCAGACATCGCCCTCTTCCGGGTCCCCGAACATCCGCTCGAGCCGGATCTGCCACGACTCCTCATGGGCCCCCCACCCGCGTACCTCGACCTCGATGCGGTCGTCCTGAACGTCCACCGCGGCCGTCAGGACCGCGACGTCCAGCGGCACCTCCGCCGCGTATCGCTCGCGCCGGCCGGCCAGCTTCTCGGGACTCGCCTGCTCACCAGCCGCGACGAAGAGGAGCCCGAGCTTCGTGTTGAAGAACGTCCGCATCTGCTCGACGTCGCCCTTCACGGCAAGCCACTTCGCGGCGAGTTCGGTCCAGCGCACCCACGGCGAGAGTAGCCCGGAGATGTGGAAACCGGCGCGCTTCGCGGATGGGTTGTGCTTCACCCACTCGCCGTTCGCGAGCATCCATGGCTTGTGGGTCTCGTCGATCAGCGCGCCACAGTCGCGACAGAGGTACTGCGCGGTCTCGGGCTTGTGGACAACATCACCCTTCTCCTCGTCGCCCTCCTTCTCCCACACGACGCGTGGCGTACCGCGCCCAGGACGGATATCCGGCTTCCCCTCGGTATCCCGCCACTCCAGCGGCTGCCGGTGCTGGCAGTGCGGACAGGGGACATAGAAGTGGCGCTGGTCCGACAGCTCCCACTCCTTCTCGATACGGCTCTCGCCCTCGTTGCCGGGCGACGAGACCTTGATCTTCTTCTTCCGGTGGCGGTATGTCGTCTGGCGCGCGTCGGCGAGGGAGAGCGGATCACCCTCGGTCCCGGCCGACGTCGTCCACCGATCGAGTTCGTC